AGATGGAAGACGAAGTAAAAGTCGAAACCGTTGAAAAAGCTCAATTTGAACTTGTGCAAAAAGCTCTAGATGAGCAGAAGGTACAACTACAAAAAGCTCTGGAAACAATCGCTGTATTTGAAGCTGAGAAAAAAACAGCTATCAATAAAGCAAAAACAGACCAAATCAAAGCTATCGTAAAAGACGAAAGCAAAGTAGAAGCAATCGCTAAGGCTGCTTTATCACTAGAATCCGAAGATGATTTTACTGCGTTTGTAGCTGCTATGCAAGCTATGATGACTACTGTAGAAGCATCTGAGATGTTCGTAGAAAAGGGTGCTTCTACTCAAGAAGAGCCTGTCGTTAAAGAATCTGCTGTGGCAAAATTACTTAAAGCCAAGCAAGTAACTAAGTAATATAAAAGGAAAATAACATGCCTCTCATCGCAACAGAGAACAAAACTCTTTCTAACGTAATCAAGCAGGAACTCTTTCCTGAAACCGCTTACTGCCGTCTAGTCGTTACTTATAACGGCACTGCTGGTACTCTAGTTCCCGGTACTGTACTTGGTAAGGTCACTTCAGGTGGTAAATACAAAATCGCTGTACAAACTGCCAGTGACGGCTCACAAGTAGCTGATGCAATCGTAATGGTTGAGCAAGCCGTAGCTCTAAACACTGACGCTAAAGTACTATGCTTGGTTAAAGGTCCAGCTACTGTCTCTAAGGCAGGTCTAATCTTGGACGCAACCTATGATCTAGATGCTGAAAAAGCTGCTGTATACGCTGCTCTAGAAGCTAAAGGTATTAACTGCAACGATGCAGTTTAATATCTAAGATAACGAACAATAAAATAAGGAAATAATATGCAGACCCGTAGCTTTGAAAAGCCCTTTGAACTCGTAGACTATACACAAGAACTCTTACTGATCCCAAATCAATGGGGGCTTTTAAATGAGCTTGGTATCTTCTCTGAAGAGTCAGTATCACAACACAGCGTAACCGTTGAATCCAGCGAAGGTACTCTCGGTTTAATCACCGATAAAGTTCGTGGTGAGCGCAACAACGTAAACAAGAACGATACCCGTTCACTTCGTTCATTCCCAATCCCTCACTTCCCAGCCGATGACGCCGTAAAGCCTGAAGACGTACAAGGTAAACGTGCTTACGGTTCTCCTGATGCCGCTGAAACCGAAGCCGCCGTTATCGCTCGTAAGCTAGAGCGTATCCGTATGAACCATGCTGTGACTCTAGAAGCAGCTCGTGCTTACGCCATTACCCAAGGTGCAATCTACGCCCCTAACGGTACTGTAGCAGGTTCATTCTACACTGACTTTGGTATTACCCGTAAGTCAATTGACTTTGTGCTTGGTACTTCTACTACTGATTTGACCGCCAAATCTGAGGAAGGCATCGCACATATTCAGGATAACATTCAAAGTGGTGAAGTTGTTAGTAACATTATCGTTCTTTGCTCACCTGCTTTCTTTGGTAAGTTGATTAACCATCCTACCATCAAAGATGCCTATCGTTACTACGCAAGCACCCAAGAGCCCCTACGTCAGCGTCTAGGTTCTGGTCTGTATCGTCGTTTCGTTCACGGTGGTGTTGAGTATATTGAATACCGTGGTTCTTACAACGGTGCTGCTTTGATTCCTGCTGGTGAAGCTTACATGCTACCACAAGGTACTAGCGATATGTTCAAGACTTACTTCAGCCCTGCTAACAAATTCCAGTTTGTTAATACTCTTGGTGAGCCTGCTTATGTGTTCACATACCGCAATCCGACTGACAGTGAAATCTTGATTCAATCCGAATCAAACCACTTGAACCTCGTACGCCGCCCACAAGCTGTTGTGCAACTCACAACATCCAACTGATGAACGCCTCTTCGGAGGCTTTCTGATGTAACTTAGATTCCCACTTCGGTGGGTTTCTAACGTAAGTATTGCAATCTAACACTTATTATGTTAGAATATAGTCTTTACGTTAGATAAAACTTGCAGTCGCATTGCAGTGCGATACTTACATTCCGAAGAGAGCCTGCAAGCTCCGTTGTGCCGGTTCACAACTAGGAATACCTATTCAAATCCAACCGAGGGATTAAATGTATAAAATTTGTGGTAAATGTAATCAAGAAAAATCAATTAATGATTTTAGCAGGTGTAGTCAAAAAGCAGACGGTTACCAACACGCATGTAAAAGTTGTGTTAAGCAAAAAAATGAAGCTTATTATTTATCTAATAAACCTAGGCTTCTAGAAAAAAACAAAGAACGGTATATTGTTAACAAAGATTCTATCTTAGAGCAGACAAGAATATACAAAGATAAAAATAAATCTGTTATTTTAGAAAAGCAAAAAGAATATTATTCTGAGAATAAAGAATACTATAGAGATTACAACAAACAATACGAACAAGTTAACAGAAGTAAGAGAGTAGCAATTAATTCTAAACGCCGTGCAGCTAAACTTCAAGCTTTGCCCAAGTGGTTAACAAAAGACGAGCTTGAACAAATTGAAGAATTATTCTTATGTGCAAGAATGTTTAAGCTTTACACAGGCGAAGAATATCACGTTGACCACATAGTACCACTACAGGGTGAAAACGTGTGCGGTTTACACGTACCTTGGAATCTACAAGTTATTCCTGCAAAAGAAAACCTAAGTAAATCAAATAAATTACAGGAAGAATTATTATGACAATCCAAGCCTTACGTTACGAATTAGGAGATACATCCGTAGAATTTCCAATCATGTCGGATGCTGAGTATCAGTACTTCTTGAGTAAAAACGATTATGTAGTGCGTAGAGCAGCGATGGATGCAGCTAAGAGTATTATGTTCAAGCTGTCAATGCGTGATGACTCCGCCGTGGACCTCTTCAGCATCAAAGGTTCAGCTGCGGCTAAAAACTACATGCAAGCGCTAATGTTATACATCAAAAATCCTGACCTAAATGCTCTTTACGATAAGGTCCAAGGTTATGCTGGCGGTATCTCAAAGGCGGACATGGTAGCTAACGATAGTAACGCAGATAACAACATCGTTAATCAACCAACGTCTGAAACATTTACTTATCGTCCAAGTTCATTTGGTATCTAAAGGAATAAAATGAACAGATATCTATCAATTACATTACAAGCAATTAATACTCACGGTAAAATCTGTTCTTATTCAGTAGTAACTGAAGGTGCATATAATATTGAAACAGGTAGTTCAACAAATACTGAAACTACTTATTCAATCAAGATGTATAAAAAGCACATTACAGCTAATCAGTATAACTTCCCGAACTTAATCGGAAGAGATAGTGCTGTATTTTACATAGCTAATAACGCTCTTGCTTTTGTGCCTAAACCTAAAGATAAAATCCTGATTGATTCTACTACATATACTGTAGATTCTATTACAGAACATGCTGCAGAGGGTCTTGTGATTTTATACAAGGTCTTAGCTGTTAAGGGTTAATATGCGTATAACTTGCAACTCTTCAGAACTAGAAGACAGCTTGAAAAAATTCCATGAAGAAGCTGTTCGTAAGATGCAAGGCATGGTTCAAATCTTTGCTTACAAAGTAACTATTGAAGCTATTGATAATACACCCTTTGGCGATTATCAGACTTATGCTGCTTTGTATCATAATTATGCAAGATTGAGAGTATTACCTCCAGAAGCTGGTTCAGCTAAAGGCGGTTGGACAATCTCTTTCAACGGTCCAACTAGAATTATCTTTCCGGAACGTGCAAGTGATACTAATGCTGAAAACATTAAGATGAATGCAAAATCCGATAGCACAGGATATAAACTAGGTGATGATCTTTATATCATGAACAGTGTTAGGTATGTTGCCTCTGATGGTTGGCCTTATGAAACATATAAGAATGGTACTCCAGTCAGATCACTTGAAAATGGAGCATCTACAAGAGCACCTTTCGGTATTATGGAACCTACTTTGCACGCAATCTATGGTATTTATACAAGCGAACTAAACGAATATTATAGGATGAGTTAATGGCAATCATAGAAATTAAAAGAGCAGCTGAAAGAAAACTGCAAGCATTAACTCCTAGTATTCCAACAGCATGGGAAAGCGTAAGTTTTGAGCCTCCTGTTGGTTTATATCAAAGAGTTCAATTTACGATTCAAACTCCTGATGATCCTGTACTTGGTACGGGCTTTCACAGAGAGAGACTGCAGATGCAAGTGTTTGTTATTGGTGCAAGTAATAAAGGAACTTCTGAAGTTATTACTCGTGCTGAACTTATTCGTGAGCACTTTAAAAAAGGTCTAGTGCTACAAGAAGGCAATATTAAAATTCATGTACTGCGAACTCCGCAAGTAGCTGGAACTACTATTGCATCAGAAAGAATAGTCTGCCCTGTAATAATTCAATTAGTTGCAGAAGTATATTCTTATTAAGATACGGTTGCTGAACCTAAATCAGTACATTTGCAAATGTTGATAATTTAAATTAAGGAAATAATATGATTTCTCGCGGAACAGCCAAGCAAGTTGGCTATAAAAAAGAAAGTACTTTTGGCGTACTCGCAGGTAATACTTCAGGTAAACTACTTCGTCGTGTAACTGCTAACTTCAATCTAACAAAAGAAAGCTACGAAAGTGCAGAGCTAAGAACTGACCGTCAAGTTGCAGATATGCGTCACGGTGTACGTTCTGCTGATGGTACTTTAAACGGCGAACTATCTTCAGCTTCTTATGCTGATTTCATGGGTTCTGTCGTAGGTAAAGATTTCGTAACTGTGACACTAGGTGCTGCTGCTCAAACTACTGTTACTGCTGTTGGTAGCGTCTATACTTTAGTACGTGCTACAGGCTCATGGTTAACCGATGGTCTAAAAGTAGGTATGGTTATTCGTGCTTCTGGTTTGACCACTTCAGGTGATAACTCCAAGAACTTACTCGTAGCTTCACTAACCGCCACAAACGCTGTTGTTGTGCCTTTAAACGGCTCTACAATGACTGCACAAGGTACTGCCTCTAGCGTTACGATCACTGCTCCCGGTAAACAAACTTTCGTACCTGCCACTGGTCACACTGATGATTCTTACACTGTAGAAGAGTTCTATGCTGATATCGCTCAGTCTGAAGTCTACACAGGTATGAAGGTAAATAGTCTAGCCGTTCAATTACCTGCTACTGGTTTGACAACTATTGATGTTGCATTCGCTGGTAAGGACTTGACTCAAACTGGCACTACTCAGTATTTCACATCACCTACTGCTCAAGGTACTACTGGTATTTTTGCTGCTGTTAACGGTGTTATGCTTGTGCAAGGTGCTCCAGTTGCTTTGATTACATCTGCGGATTTCACCATTGAACGTGCTACTGAAAATGCTACTGTTGTTGGCTCTAACTCCGTTGCTGATATTTTCACTGGTCGTATCCGTGTTAACGGTAACCTAAGTGTTTACTTCCAAGATGCAACTTTCCGTGATTACTTCAACGCTGAAACCCCTGTATCTTTGGTGCTAAGTGTAACTGCTGATAGTTCTGCTACTGCTAACTTCGTTGCGTTTACTTTACCTAAAGTTAAACTTGGTAGCTTTACTCGCGACGATAGTGAACTCGGTTTAACAGCATCTTCAAGCTTCCAAGCTTTACTAAATGATGTAACAACCGCTGGTCTGCCTTCAACAACAATTCAGATTCAAGACTCTGCAGCTTAATAAAGCTTAGATAATTGACGATAACCCCTTGGTCACAAGCCGAGGGGTTTTTCTTTATTTAAAATCATATTCCACCTCTTGATTTATCCTGTATTATGTGTTATAATCAGTACTTCATTAACAATAATAGAAAGGAAATATTATGACATTCGATTTGAAAAATCATAACTACACAGAGATTGCCGAAGCTGGTTACGAATTTGAACTAAAGCTTCCCGGTACTGGTGAGGGTACAGGTGCGTTTATTACCGTTCGTGGTGATCAATCCAAGACTGTAAAAGCATTTGGTCGTAAGAAATACTCAGAGTTTAAACTTCGTGAACAGCAAGCTAAACGCCGTGGTAAAGAAGCCGAAGAAATGACTCTAGAAGAAGCTGAAGAGTTGTCAATTGAGTCAGCCACTGTGCGTATCATCTCATGGAAAAATATCACTGAAGGTGGTAAAGAAGTTCCTTTCACAAAAGAAAATGCTGAACGTATCTTGAAAGAATATCCGTTCATTAAAGATCAAGTACTAGAGGAGGCAGGTTCCCTGCTTAACTTTTGCTGAAGATGAAATAACTGAAGCTGTAGCTTTTGCAAAACAAGAGTTCAGCCTTGGTAAAAAATCCAAGGATGGCTCTTCGTTAAGAGATCAGTTAAATTCCGTATGGCGGCAAACAGGTGTAAAACCAAAAGAACTTGAAGAACTCGTAGAGTTACCTGAAGGGCTTTACTCTGTTTGGAAATTCTTTATTGATCTGCATAATGCTAGAGGCTCTAATGGCTTTGGTATTAATCCTATATCTTATACTGAGATTAAATCTTATTTTGATTTGATGCAGATACAAGCAGAGGATTATGAGGTTATGTTGATTAAGTTATTTGACAATGAAGCCTTAAGTGCTTACGCAAAAGAAGCAGAAGCTGAACGCAAAAGATCAGCTAAGAAATAAAGTACAGGCCTTTAACACAGGCTTGTATTTATGTATGAATACAGAATAGACGTATTTGTACATATCTATGAGTATAAATAGTATTTATAGATATGTGCATGAACGATACACAGTGATATACAATAACTAAACCGAGAATAAATATGGAACTTAGTGAATTAAAGTTCGTAGTAAATACGAAACAATTAGAAGATGCGGCAACTAAAATTAAAGAGTTAGCCGTAGAAGTATCTAAATTAAATAAACCAGTAACAGATGCTGCACTTAAATCTGAAAAACTAGCTCAAGCTCAAGCAAAGACTGCCCGTGAAACTGCTAAACTAGAAGAAGCAAACACCAAAACTGCAATTGCTGCCGAGAGACTAACCAAAGCTCAAAAGGCCAATACAACTGCAGCAAATGCTGGAAACGCTATTGCAGAACGTCAGATTGAAATTCTTAAGTTCCAGACAGAAGGTTATTCTAAAGGTAATGCTGCAACCTTAGCTGCTGCTAAAGCTGCAGGCGCTTATGATGATGTACTGCAACAACTAGGTGTTACATTAAAAGACCAACGAATTTTAATGGGTACTCAACCGTTTGATAACAGTGAAGGTTTAATGCAGAAGTTAGAGAACCAAACTCGTATTAGTACTGAAGTTAATAATCTTTTTAATAGAAGTCTAGGTTTAACTGAAAAGCAAATGATTGATCTTGCCCGTGAGCATGAAAGATTAATCAAGAAATATGAACTAGAAGGTAAGAGCCTTTCAGGTGTAGCTGCTGAGTATGATGAGTTGATTCGCAAGAGTGTAATGCTAACTCAAACCAATGATGCTCGTACCAACAGTATGAAAGCTCAAATCAAAGCTCAAAACGATACCGTTAAAGCTAATGAATATATTGCTAAAGAATTAGAGCGAGTTAATCGTTTGACTGAATCTAACGGTGATATTACCAGTGCAACTAACAACAGATTGATTAGGTTTGAAAAAGAATTAAAAGCTTCAGGTATAACAGCTGCAGAAGTTACTACTAAACTAAATGCTTATAGAGCTTCTTTATTAGCCGCTCAAAAAGCTGCAGGTAATCGTCAAATTGATTATCTGTCTCGTGCATTAGGTCCACAGATTACGGATATTTTCGTAGGTCTAGCTACAGGTCAAGCACCTTTAACTATCTTGCTACAACAAGGTGGTCAGTTGCGCGATCAGTTTGCACTAGCAGGTGTAGCGGGATCAGAGATGGGTAAAATGCTTGTGCAAGCTAGTAAGGCAATGGTTTCAAGCGTTAAAGATATCGGTCTTGCTGTAGGACAACTAATTACAGGTGCTTTTGTAGGTGCAGGTAAAGCTGTTACTGATTTTGGACTGCAGATTACTGGAACCGGATTTTTATTAGAGTCAATGAGAAGTGGTATTGTAAAGATGGTAGGTGAAAATTCAATGTTTGTAAAAACCTTTGATGCCGCTGGTAAAGCTATTACATTATTTACAGGTATAGCAGTTGTTGCAGGTATTACGGCTTTAGCTTCATTAGCTATAGCAATGTCAAATGTTATTAAAGAAGAAAATGCTTTAAACCGTGCTTTAAATCTTACAGGTGCAGCGATGGGTCTTACTTTGGACATGGCATACGATGCTGCACGAGGTATGGAACAGTTTGGTGTAAGTACAGGTACAGCTTTAACCGTATTAACAGCAATGTCTAAAGCAGGAGGTATGAGTGCAGATAGTCTGAAAATGATAGCTACTACAGCTAAAGCAATGAAGACAGCATTCGATATTCCTATTGAAGAAACTGTAAAACAGTTTAAAACCCTACAAGAAAAACCAACAGAATCTTTAACTAAACTTGCCATCCAGTTAGGAACAATTCCTGTTGAAATCTTAAAACAAGTAGATGCCTACGAGCGTGCTGGTAAGGTTATCAAAGCCGCTGAGTTAGCAACTAAGGCTTATGCCGATGCTGGTAAAGATGCAGCCGATAGAACAGTAGAAAACTTTGGCACAATCACAAGATTAGGTATTCAGTTAAGTAAAATTTGGGATAAGGCTTGGGAATCAATAATGAATATTGGTCGCAAAGGTACGTTGTCTGAACAAATTAGCAATGCTGAAAACGAATTAAAATCTAGAATTAAAGCAGCAGCGGCATTATCAGGCAGTCCTTATAATCGTGGTCTGGTTGATGCTGATACTAAAGCTCTTGAAGCTACATTAGAATCTCTAAAAGAACAAGATAGATTATTAAAAAGTCAAGCAGCGAGTAGAGCGACAAATTCAGCAGAAGCTTCTAAGTTTGAGGATGATAAAAAGAAGAGAGATGAAGCAGCTAATAAGTTAAAAGCAGATGCTAAGAAACTAGAGGAATCTTATAACAGTGAACTAGATAAAGCCAAAGAAACATATCTTGCTCAGATCGGTGCTCTGGATCATTTGACTAAATCAGAGATAACTCTTCAAAAGATAAAAGCCTCTACTAATTGGAATGCATATACTCAACAGCAACGTGATTATATTACCTCTCTTTATGAAGCTACTATCGTTAGTGAAAAAGCAGTTAAGTCTGAAAAAGAACGTGCAGATGCAATTGAAAAATTAATGCAGGTTCAAAAGAAAGCTGATGACGCTTTGTTTGATTCTCTAGATGCTGAACATGCGTTGAATATGCAAGTTCTAGAGCAAACACAATTACTGGAGTTACAATCGTCCTTGATCAAATCAACCGATGAACAGCGCAAGAAAGCTCTAGCAAGTAAGCGTTTAGATTTGAAGCTTGAAGAAGAAATTGCAGCCATTAAGAAAAGAGCTATTCCTGAAGCAGAGCAAAACGATCAGATTAATCGTGCAAGACAGCGTAGACTAGATGCTGAAAAGAATCTAAACACTGAAATCGCTATTGATGCTGCTACTAAGACATTAGAAGAGTACAACAAAATTGCTGATGGTATAACCGACAGTATCGTAACTGCTTTGATCGAAGGTGGTGAAGCTGGAGGTAAAAAGCTCAGAAGTATTATTGAAGCTGAACTCAAACGCCCGATAACTGTATTTGTAAGAGCGATTGTAGATAGTTTAACAGGTGGTGCTGGTTCTGCTGCTGGTAGCGCAGGTGGTAATTTACTTAGTAGTATGGGTGGATCACTAATCTCTAGTACACTGGGTTCAATCACAGTCGGTGGCGGCTCTTTAGCTGCAGCTGGTTCTGCCTTTGGTACTGGTTTTATGACTACTTTACAAGGTGGTTCTGTTGCAGAAGCTGCCGGGATATATGGTGCTGCTGGCATGCAAGGTGTTAGCACAGGTTTATCAGCTGGAGCTTCATTAGCTGGAGCTGTACCTTATGTAGCTGCTGCACTTGCTGTAGCAAACGCTCTTGGTTTATTCCGTTCAACAAAGCAAGTAGGCGGCGGTATCTCAGGTACTCTAGGTGGTAGCGTTGATCAATACGGTACAATGCGAAAGTCCGGTACTTTGTTTAACGGTCCAAGTTACTACAGACAAAACCAAGGTACTTTTGCAGGTAATGATTTACTTCAAACGTCATTCCAGCAATTAAAAGATAGCACCAAAGCAATGGCAGATACTTTAAAGTTATCTTCTGCTGGTGTTGAAGACTTTACAAAGACAATCGATATTAGTTTTGATGGTTTAACGAATACTCAAATCGAAGAGAAAATCGCCAGTACTTTAAAAAGTGTCAACGATGAGCTCGCAGCATTGGTATTAGGTGCAGGTGCTACAGCTGATCAATTAAACACTCTCTATAACAACGTATTACAGCAGCGTTATGACTTAGAAACTCAATTGCTAGAGCTACAAGGTAAAACTTTAGAGCTTCGTGAAAGAGAAAGAGCTAAAATTTATGATGTTAATAAAGAAATGTTTGATCAGATCAAAGCACTAGAAGATCAAAAGGTTGCAAATGAACAAGCAGCTGCTGCTATGGAAAAGCTCACCAGCGTGACTACAACCATTGTAGACGAGATTAATCGCTTGCGTGGTGTCAGCACATCCAGTTCAGGTTTAGAGGCTCAATTTGCGATTCTAACGGCTCAGGCTCGTTCAGGTGATCTTGCAGCATTAGCTCAACTACCTGATGTTACAAAAGGTCTAGAGCAGATTGCAGCTTCAAGCGCAGTAAATGCTACGGATATTATTGTAGCTAGAGCTAGACTTGCACAATCATTGCAAGATACTTTAGGTTATTTCCCTAGTGGAACATCCTTAAGCACAAGCAGTACGTCTATAAGTGCTTCAAACGCTTTATCTTCAGGACTAAACGTTTCTTCAGGAACTTCTGTAAATTCTGCCTCAAGTAACCAAGAGTTACTAGCTGCATTGGTTACTGAAGTTCAAGGCTTACGTGCTGAAGTAAGAGCTGATGTATCTCACAATGCGAAAACAGCTAAGATTCTAGAACGTGTTAATCAAGATGGTGAATCACTGAGCATTACAACTCTGGTCTAAATATTAACGGGAGGTTTATTCCTCCTGTTATTTAGCATATATAAAGAAAGATAATTATGAATTTAGTGAAACCAGATTCAGTTACTACAACTGGTTCTATCACCAGAAGTACTACAGGTACTTATATAGATAGTGCAGGTGTTATGCAGACTGCAGCAATTAACGGACATAGGATAAATCATGATCCTTACACAAAAGAATTTCTTGGTTTATTAATCGAGGATGCAAGCACAAATCTATTAACATATTCACAACTTTTTAATAATACATCAGGTTGGACAAATCTTGGGGCAGTTACATTACTTTCTGGTTTTACCGCTCCAGATAATACAACTACTGCTTTTAAAGCTACAAATACAGCAGGTGCAATTAGTTTACTTCAACATATTAATACTACCGTAACTGCTAGTACAAGCAATGATTATTATGCATCTGTATTCGTAAAAAAAGGAAACACATCAAGTGTAACACTTAACGTATATTATGATACTCAGACGGAAGATAACGTAATTTTTAATATAGATACAAAAGATGTTACAGGTGTACCATATGGTTCTGAATATATTTTTGAAAGATATTCTAATGATTGGTACAGAGTTGGTTTTAGAATTACTAGAAATATTTTAGGTACATCCACAAATATTATATTCAGAATATGGGAATCAAACAGAGCATCAGGTGTTGTTGGTAATTTTACTTATATATGGGGTGCTCAACTAGAAGCAGGTTCTAAACCTACAAGCTATGTTCCCACAGTAGCTTCACAAGTAACAAGAGCAGCGGATATTATCACAGGTTCAGGTTTAGTTTATACTAATTTGACTGAAAGTAATCCAGAATGGTCTAGCGCTACTACATATGCTTTAGGTGCAAAAGTAGTCTATGGTATTTATGGCACTTACCAAAGTCTTCAATCCGGTAACTTAAATCATACTCCACCGATTACATCACCATTTACTGACGCTTATTGGGTAAGAACCGGACCTACTAATAAGATGGCTATGTTCGATGATCAAATCAGTAGTGTATCTTCTGGTACAAGTGATATCATCTTTGCTGTAGTTGCTAGTTCAATTGATTCAGTAGCTTTACTTAACATAACAGCATCTAAGACAAACATTGCAGTCACTGATAAAGATACCAAAGCTTTAGTCTATCATAATTCCCAGCAGTTATCTGGTGGAGAATCCTTGGATTGGTATGGATATTTCTTCTATGATTCAGATACGCAAAAGACTTCAAGTATTTATCTTGATATTCCACCTGCAGCTAACTCTTTAATAACTATCAAAGTTTCTGGCACGGGTACAGTTTCAGTAGGTACTTATGTTAATGGTCAAATAAAATCCCTCGGTGGAACTCAATATGGCGTAAGTGCAGGTATTATTGATTACTCCAGAAAAGAGACTGATGAATTTGGTAATACTACATTTACAAAGAGAAATTTCAGCAAACGAATGAATGCTTCCGTATCTTTGACTAACTCTAACTTAAACAGAGTACAACGTATTTTATACGGATTAAGAGCAACCCCTGTACTGTGGATTGCAAGCACTGATGCTCAGTTTGAAGAGCCTTTGATTATCTATGGATTTTACAGAGATTTTTCTACAGAGATTTCATACCCAACGCATTCTATCTGTAATATACAGGTTGAAGGTTTAATTTAATAAAGGAATAATATGCCTATTACAGCATTACCAACACCCCCAAGTAGACAAGACCCTACGAACTTTAACGATAGAGCAGATGCTTTTCTAGGAGCATTACCTTTGTTTCAATCAGAGGCTAACGCGCTTCAAACCAACGTAAACACTAGCGAAGTCAATGCAGTTAATTCTGCAGCTGCGGTATTAGCAGCAACTAACATTGTGAAATGGGTTAGCGAAACAACCTACGCTAATGGTGCTGTTGTATGGAGTCCCATTAACGGTTTAGGTTATCGTAGAATCACAGCCTCTGGTTCTGGTACTACTGATCCTTCTGCAGATACAACTAATTATAAACAAGTCAATGGTACAGGTGATGTATCTACCAGTGGCAACCAGACTATTGCCGGTGTAAAGACATTCAGTAACGGTATTGTTGGTAACGTTACTGGCAGTGTTACTGGTAACGTAACAGGAGATGTATCTGGCAATGCTGGTACAGTTACTAATGGTGTTTACACAAGTGGCAACCAAACTATTGCAGGGGTTAAAACATTCAGTAGTGGTATTGTCGGTAGCGTTACTGGTAACGTTGCAGGTAATGCAGATAGTGCTACAAAATTAAGTACAGCAAGCGGATCAGCACCTAGCTATTCAGCAAGAGCATGGGTTAATTTTAACGGAATTGGAGTAGTCGCTATCCGTGCCAGTGGTAACGTATCTAGTATTACAGATAATGGTACTGGAGACTATACCATCAACTTTACAACAGCGATGCCGGACGCAAACTATGCTGTATCTGGAGATGCCGCATGGAACCAAAACGGCTATTATGCAGGGGTATTAACAACCACCCTTGACAGCATTAGAACCGCCTCCGCTGTTCAAGTGCAATGCCAAAATATCTCCGGTAATGGTTTAAACCCATCGGATTCGCCGTATGTAGCAGTCGCAATCCATCGCTGAAAGAACACTATGAACCAAAGAATTATTTATAATAAACCAGAAGGTGGAATTGCCATCATTATTCCAGCTGCTGAATGTGGCCTTACTATTGAAGAAATTGCAGCTAAAGATGTACCAGCTGGACTGCAATATTTTATTGTCGATGCATCGGAGATTCCGACCGACAGAACATTTAGAAACGCATGGGAGATTTAATATGCCTTTAATCAAAGTAAATATGCAAAAAGCAACAGAGATTAAAAAAGATATGCTACGTGCAGATCGTCAACCTTTGTTAGCTGAATTAGATGTGCAGATGCTAAGAGCTATGGAAGTATCAGATACTGAAAAGCAAACTGAAATCTTGGCTAAAAAGCAAGCCTTGCGTGATATTACAACTCACCCTGACTTGCTAGCCGCAACTACACCTGAAGAGCTTAAAGCTTTTGATATTACTCAAGCTTAATAACCTTGCTAATCGCAAAAACTCGTGATATAATAGCTTATAAAAAGTATCATTAGGTCGCCTTCGGGTGGCCTTTTGCGTTATCAATCAGTTAAGTCATTAGCGTTATCTTGGAAGTAATATGTCAGATCAAATAGAGCACAGAGTAATTAAGTTAGAATTAAAAGTAGAAGATCATGCTGATGAGTTAAAGAAGCTTCAAGATATTTCTACTGATTTACGCAATTCACTAACAGGTATAGAAAAGACTTTAAACCAAATCAAGTACCTAGCGATGGGTGCGGTATTTGTAGTACTATCACAATCAATGGGTATTACTAACGTACTTAAGTTAATCGTCGGGATGTAATGCAGGGATGTAATCAAAGGAGCAAATATGCTACCATTAGTATCAGGAATTATTAGTTCGTTATTAGCGGCTAATCTACCAAAGCTTGCTCAAGCAGTAGTAGATAAAGGTGTTGATTATGTGGAGCAGAAAACAGGTATTACGCTTGAGCCTAATATGTCGGCTGAGAAGATCGCTGAATTAAAACAAGCAACTTTAAAACACGAAGAATTTATGGAAGAGCAACATACAAAGAACACCGCAAGTGCTCGTGATATGAATGCTCGTATTCAAGAAGCACAAGCAGGTTCTACGCTGTCTAAGAATGCAGCATATCTTTTGGATTTTGTAATCGTAGGTGCAGCTGTGATTGTATCTTGGTTAGCTTTCTTTAAAGGTGTACCTATTGAAAATAAAGAGCTAGTCTATATGGCGCTTGGTTCTTTGTGGACATTGACAGGTACTATCATTAACTTTCATCGTGGGTCTTCTCGTAATTCTCAAATGAAAGATGATACCATCAGTCAATTAACTAAATAAGGTTTGTATGTATAAATTTGGAACTAAGAGCACCGAAAGACTTTCTACAGTGCACCCTGATCTTCAAAAGCTGTTTAAAGCCGCTATAAGCACCTCTCCTTATGATTTCAGTATCACTGAAGGGGTACGTACCATAGAGCGTCAAAAAGAGCTTGTAGAGGCTGGTAAGAGCATGACAATGAACTCCAGACACCTTAAAGGAAATGCTGTAGATATTGCTGTATTCGTAGATGGTAAATTAACATGGGATTTTAAATACTATAAGCAAGTCTCTGAACATATTAAAGCTACTGCTAAACTACTAAACATTCCAATTATTTGGGGTGGTGATTGGAAATCGTTTATCGATGGTCCTCACTATGAGTTAGACAGAAGATATTACCCATAAAAGAAACCCCGTAAGTTCCAACTAAGGAGCCTACGGGGTTTTTCTTCGTCTAGATTTTACTCACAGAACTGTTTGAGTTGTTCTGCAGTCATATTACCAGTTTTACGTCTCACTACTTGCATGTCTTCCATAAGTAACAACGTAGGTACTGAGCGGATATTATACTCAGTAGTAGCTGTTGGGTCAGCATCAATATCTACGGTAGTTACTGGAATACCGAGGTCAGTAGCTGCGATGGTTTTCTTTAGTTGCGAACACGGCACGCACCATGAGGCGCTAAAAATTACTAGATTTTTCATTTTCTATCCTTTCAATTAAAAGTCATCCCATCCTGATACAGATGTGCTTTGACTATATTCTGTTACAGTGGTTTCAAAGAAGTTCTCTCGCTTGTCTTTCTTATCTAAGTATTGATACGGATTGATATTAAAACCTTTATAGATAACACCAATACCAATAAGCTTTGCACGTTGATTTGCAAGGTACTTAACATATTCTTCTGTGCTTCTCTCAGAGATACCTAAGATTCTATCACCATAGATTGCTTTACCCCATTCAATTTCTGAATCAGCGGCCTCTTTTAAAGTTTCAGTTAAAATTTTAACATCTTCTTCATTCTTTGTATCAAAGATTTCTTTTACTAAGTAGTTCATAAAAGACACATGTGTTACTTCATCATTGTCAATATACTGAATCATTTTAGCAACTTCAGTTAATTTACTACGTGATGCTAGTTGATAAAAGAACTGAAAGCCGTTATAAAAGTAAATACCCTCTAGTGCAAAGTCCGCAGCAATAGCTTTTTTAAAGTTATCTTCTGTTGGATTGTCGGCAAACTGCTGATAAGCTCCAGCGATCTTTTTATTACGAGATAACAACAAAGGGTTGTTTCTCCAGTAATTATAAATCTCTTCACGTTCTAGACTAGGAAATAGCTCCTGCAGTAAATACTGATAAGATTGTGAGTGAATCTGTTCCTGAAACTCCTGCAATGTAAAGATTGCGTTGATCTCTGGTGCTGAAATATAAGCAGATAACTTAGGTAAATTGGCTGTCTGCATACTGTCCAAAGCAATCAAGAAACTTAACGTATTCTTCAAAGCTTGCATTTCATCTTCAGTCAATTCTTTGATTGTAGTTCTATCATCCACCAGAGATACTTTCTCAGGTGTCCAAAAGTTAGATAACATCACCTTGTATAACTTACTAGCCCACGTATATTTAACAGAATTCAAGTTAGCAATACCTGTAGAGCTACCTCCTATAATCTTTCTATTTTCTAAACTGTCATCACCTTCGGGGTTAAATACCAATCGTTGTTTCAACTCTTTCTCCTTAAATACCCTCTGATTAACACCAAAGGGGTTTTGTTTATTGTTAACCAGCGCAAGCAACACAGGCTTCTTCACCTTGTTCTTTTTGTTTTACGCTTCGAATATAGTAAATAGTTTTTAGCTTTTTACTGTGAGCATAATGAATAGCATCGTACAAATCCTTTGCTTTAAAGTCTGGTTTATTTTGATCAAAGATAAGTTCCATTGAAATACCAGTGTCTGTGAACTTTTGCATCTCTGCCACAGCATCAATGATTTCAGTCGCTGAAAACTTAGCTTGAGTTTTACCATAACCTAGTGGGTTTTCTTTGAGATACTTTGCACTGACTTTAATACTTCCTGTTTTATTGTCTTCGCTGAAGAAAGCACTGTAAATAGGAAGTACACTTGCACTTGCATCTTGACTAATACTTGTGCTAGTCGTAGGTGCAGGACTTGTCAATTGACTATTGTACATTCCGTAAAGGTCAATTTGACTCTGAACGTAATCCCAATCATATTCACCACAACCTAACTCCTTGAAGATTTTAGTCCTATTACCATTCTTCCACTCAGAATACTCAAAGGCTGCAAACGATCCTTTTTCTTTTGCAAGCTGAGTAGATTCTAACACAGCATTATACTCAATGCACTCAAAGATTTTAGAGATCAACTTCAGATTACTAAAATTAGTAAATTCTCTTGCCAAGTAATCATGCAGACCCATTACTCCAATTCCAATCGTGCGATAACGTTCATTATGTTGCTTGGTAATAATGTCGGGATGATCGGTTAAATCAACACCAGCATTCAAAACTCTACATGCTAATCGAGATACTTGAGCAAGCTCTTCAAAGCTAAATATGTTACCCATGTTAATTGAACCTAGATTGCACACATGTCCGTATTTATCAGCTACAACGTTACTGAAGGACTCTGTACACTGTCCAGTCAAAATACCATTGAATACGCCCATATGTCGCTTAGGCTCAGAGAAACAGAACGTATCATCAATACGCCCTTCATCTACAACATCAACAATTTTAACAAACTGCGAACATTCTCGATTTGGTACATGATTGGTTAAAGATAAACGTTTAGGTGTAAACCCCAGAGACTGTAGTGTAACAATCGCTGACTGGCCAAACATGATTCTCCAAGAGGTCTGACAGAAATACTGTTTACTATCACCTGTACCATCGTTTGCTGGCATCATCTTCAAACCTTCGTCATGCATCTTCGTTACCTTAGATGAAACACCCATTGTTTGTAGCATCATTTGAACTTCAAGTAAAAAGTCCTTATTGATACTCGCGCCTTGAATACTTTGAGTCTTTCCGTTACGACAGACTACACCATCTCCATCTAAGAAACCCTCTAACCAACGAATCTTTGATTCAATTGTATAGTTTCCAATCGGCACAAAGAACTTATCTTTTAAGACGTTGGTAGTACCGTACTCACGGTTTTGTGCTTCGTTTACATTCCAGTATCGAAAGATACTCATGTCAATAAAGTCTTTCAGTTTTCGCTTTTCATGATAAAAATAAACTCGTTGACCTGATGGTTCTAAACAACCATCTGCAGTATAAAACCCATTCTCATAAGCGTGATCAAGTACTTCAGTACCTTGAATGATTGGGAAATCACTCTTGATCAGTTTGTCTCCAGCTTTAAGCTCACAGGCACGTTTCTCAAAAACAGCTGTACGAGAAGAATTATCTCGTTGTGTTACATAGAACTTATGATAAGGTGTGCATTCAAGTTCAAAACCACTGTTAGTAATCACACGAAGTAACTTCTGGTTTTCACCCGTCTTACGCACCAATACATTAGAGAACTCTTTTCCATTCCAAACGTTGACTTGCTCACCTTCAAGTTCTGCAATCTGCTGATAACCTTCATCCGTTAAAATCAATGTTTCAGGAGCTACACAAAGATTAGCACAAGGGATACCAACTGCTTTAATATCTGATTTATTGGGGTTCAGATCATTGATCGTATCAACAAAAGCAATATACGGTAAACCTGTTTCAAATTGAATACGCATAATTTGTTTTGTCAAATCTCGTGCCTGAATACTCCGACTGATTTTGAGTTTACCTTTAGCTGCAGCAGCTTCAATCTTGCCATAAGCCTCTTCAAACTCTTTACCATATAATCCACGAACGTCAATATTCAGTTTAGTCTTGACTTCAAAAGGACAGAACGTAGTCCACTTTGCATTTTCTTTGTCCCTTTGTAAGAACAAATCCGGTACAGTAACTTGAGGGAAAACATCAAACGCCTTCAAACGAATATCACCGTGTTCGGTTTGCATGTCTAGAAAGTCCAAAATATCATTGTGCCATACGGGTAGTGCCACAGTACCTGCACCTGCACGTTTACCGCCTTGGTTGACAGCTACAAGCGTGTCATTGATAATCTTAACCCATTGAACAACTGTATTACTTGCATTTTCAGCCTTACCTACAGAACTTCCTTTTGCGCGAAGATTGCCTAGATAAATACCCAAGCCACCACCGTTTTTACTGATCTTAGCAATGCGATGAATATTAGTAAAAATACTGTCAATATCGTCTTCAATACTGATAATAAAACAAGAAGCTGTATTACCACCAGAACGAAGGTTACTCATAAACGGTGTAGCTAGACTAAACTTTCGGTCGCTTAATGTCGCATAAGTACTTTTTACAAACTCCATTCGGTTGTCATTCACTGTTTGACCTAGACGCATTGCATTAACCATATGCATGTGTTGGTTTAACTCGAACTTGTTTTGATATTTGGTTGCATTGGTTAACAAAGCCGCATAAGAGCAGTAGTTATCTTTTTCAAGATTTAGCACTGTCTCTAGGAAATTCAGATCATCTTCGGTGTAAGCATCTAGAAGTGTCTTATCGTAAAAACCTTCTTGAACAGCGTGCTTTACAATCTCAGCGAATGATTTATTTTTGAGCTTATAGCTGTGGTGCTGATGCATAGCAAAAGCGTGTCCAGCTACTAACAACCATTCAGGGTCTTGAGCAGTTGCTAATTGCTTGGCGTGTTCAATAATATTGAGTTGAATATCTTCAGTACGAATACCATTTTTTAAAAAGTAATCAATGCGAGACTCTAGCTCTAGGGGATTAACTTTGGCATTTGCACACGCATATGCAATACTTTGCTTGACCTTTGAAATGTCAAAATCTTCTTTACTTCCATCTCGTTTTGTAACTTTAATCATTTATTCTTCCTCTGTGATTGTTGTATATTTATCTCGTGCTTCTAATAGAATCTGAGCATCTTCCGTTTCATACCTAGCTCTGTAGATATCTTCTGTTAGCTTACTACCACTTGCTTTGTCAATAGCCGCTCTACTTGCATGACCACTTTGAACCCAATAATTATCTAGTCGCTCTGAGCCAACCCAACGACTGCAGATTACGATTTCATTGAAACGATTACGGTGCTGTAAACCATCTTGCCGCAAGTAAGGCTTATAAACATCCAGACCTAGCGAATAAAGAAACTCTTTAAACTCATATTCTCTACTTTCAAATTCACTTGAGTAATCAGGCAGTACTTTAATAATCTCGGATTCAGATACAATGCATAAAGCTACGATTGCATTTGGGCGGGTCTTTTTGTTTGGTTTTGTATTATTCATTTTACTACCTTTCAGAATAAACGGAGTCTTATTATATCACTGCTTATTGGTTAAATCAAGGTTATCTTTATTTTCATAACCCTCTTCTTCTGTTTCTTCTTGTAACTCTTTATGTTCTTTTATTAATCTAATTGTACAAATATACATCAAAGCAATCAAAACAAGTAGAACTAAAAAGCTAATCGTCTGTAGTAAAATCATTTGTTCTCCTTTAATTCAGGGTTGTACATAAACTCCAGCAAGAACATAGCGTTAACGGCTACAGCGGACATATGACTGATGGTTGGGTCACTGCTATCTACATCATAGATTTCACCCCTTCTAATGGCCTCAAAATGCCGCATAAGAGCATCCATGTAACGCTGCTCTGCACCTTCTACCTTCTGCCAGTTATTACGCTCTTTGTACTTCTTTAAGCCTTCAGTCAGATTACGTGCGACTTCTTGTAATGCATACGGAGGTACTAATGTATATTGCAACTTACCTTGATCATATTTAGTACCGGGTTGTTGTACTGCAGCTTGATCTGTAGCTTGATCTGTAGCTTTCCAATCTTGGATTTCTTGTGTGATTGATTTCATTGGTTCCTCCTTTACTTCTAACCATATATTATCTTTTTCTGAGCAGTCTATATACCTTTGAGATTCAATACAACCTTGGGAGTTATTTTGAAAAACACATCCACGGCAATCATCTCGTCCTTGTTCATCATACTCATAAATAACTCCATTGTCAAATTTGTACTTATTGGTCTTATTCATCTTCAAATCCACTTTCCAGAAGTTCTGCAGGAATGCAATTAGACAGATCATTGGATTCAAAACCAATTGGTTTCATGATCTTATCATTCCAGTTCTTGATTACAAATAGTTCGTATTCTGAGTTGTAATGCACATCCACCAGCACACCATCTTCTTCATACATTTGTGCAGTTTGAATCGCAGTGTATTCTTTTGATGGAAACTTAGTGAGATTATTATAAGCTGTATCTCGCATTGCTTTATTAACGTCCACACCAAGATGTTCTAGCTTTTGCATCAAACCCAATGCTGTAACCATTACATCAATAACACCGTCAAGTGTTTCTTTTACATCGTTCTTGTCGATACCTTTTTCTTTAATCTCTTTGGTTTCTTCTAAGATAAGTTTATATTGAAAATCAATATCTTTTAAAGAAGTCTTATTGTGCTTACCTGCAATCTCATTGAAAGCGTAACAGTCCATTTGAAAGTCACTGATATTGTATTCGATATCATTTGTAGTCATATTAATCCTTTTTAAATTGTTTGATTTCTTTTAAAGCATCAAGTGCATCATCTGCTGCGTTTTCAAGGTAAGCTAATAAAAACGCTGGTAGTACAATTAACCAGACGATGAAGACAATAAATTTCATATTGTGATTAACTAACCATTTTACCCAAGGTCGCATGTTATACCCTTTCAAGATATAGATATAAAAAAATCCCTCGGAATTAACTGAGGGTGTTGAGCTAGATGCTATAAGAGTATTATAGCAAAATTACATCAAGCAATCAAGCTTTTTCTTTTTTCTTTTGTAGTGCTAGATGAGCGAGTACGATGAACACTTCCGCAAGCATTACAACGAACTTCTTCAAAAGTACTTACTGCTGTTTTTACAGAACGACCTGTGAATTCTACGTCAGTACTTCCGCATGTTCTGCATCTTACAATGCTATCATCGTAATACAAAGCAGCGTTGAAATCAGTGTTGACATTCCCCAAGCCTTGCAGGAGTTCATAAACATTGATAAGAACGTTAACATCATTCTCACAATATTTTACCATATCTTGCATTGCTTTAACATCACCTGATTGAACATCTACCCACAGTTTCATGCCTGTAGGTGTTTTCCTTGGTAGACCAAAATAAGCACATACATTATCTAGACTATTACTTGGTAGTTTTAATTTCTTTTTAGCCTGCAAGTAAGGGTCAATCTTTTTAACAGTAGGAAGTTTACCTAAACCACAAGCAATTGCTCGGGTCTGCACTACCTTATCGTCAAAGCCTTGTAGATTGTAACCTACAACAGCATCTGCTTCTTCGTACAATCCAAAAAGAATACAAGCTAAACGACTGTCATCATTGTCTTCAATTTCTTGAGGTGACATCCAGTGACTGAAGACCTTATCACTACCTAGCCATTTGTAACTAAAACAAAGAATCCTACCACCTTCTTTATAAATAGCTTGATCGTTGATAAATTGCTTTCTACGACCAAAGGCAAACACCAAAGGACAACTTGTTTCAGTATCGAAAACTAAAATCTTTGGTCCTTGCGGATTTAAAGCTACATCCTGTGGATTATAGAAAGGTTTAGGAGCGGCAATCCAACGATTCCAAATATCGTTAACAGTGCTTTTACCGATATTAAGTCTACTTGCGACTTCTCGACTAGCAAGACCAGCACCAGTTAATCGAATCACTTGCTCGACGATCATTTCATTGTGTTTCATTCTACATTACCTTCCGTAATTGTTGCATCTTCTTTTTTAATCCAATTTAGAGCATTGAATTGTCCACCTTCTCGTGCCCAATATGCTTTATCTTCAATGAATTCTACTTTAAATTCTTCTCCGATTCTTTTAGCATACCACAATAAGTGATCATTGCATTTAAGTACTTTAATTTTCACAAGGCTCCTTTTCATTGTTGATGATGTTGCGAATTGTATCATAACTATAGCTGCGTGTCAACAAAGCACGTTGAAATAATTTCTTACGTTCAACGGCATTCTTACCTGCACTTTGATTCATAGCTAACAGCACAGAATCTTTTTGTGCTTCTTTAAGCTTAGTAAACTCCGTGTTAATCTTCTTAATCCACATGTCGTGCCTGTACCTAGTGTCTGGTGGTCTATCTAAGTAGTCTGCACATTGTCTTAAAAACTGCGATAACGAACCATTATACCACCATTTAAGATACCGTAACCAAACTCTTTCGATTACACCTAAAGCGCTATTGGCTTGTCTACTTGTCACTCCACGTACAAACATGTTTTCATCATGCTTATGCTCAAGGATATGCTGCCTTGCTTCAATAGGTAAACCTGTGATAGCACAGAGGTTATTTTGCTCTTTAGTCAACAGTTCACGTATTCGCTTTTTATCCTCTGCGTTATACAGGTCAATAGTCATAACCACCTAATCTTCTTTGTAAGTCATCAATACGATCGTCTAATTCAATAGCTAAGTTTTCAAGTCTATAAATCTCGTCAGCTGCCTCTTCGAGTAAATCAGAGATTCTGTCAGCTTTACCTTCTTGTACGGACTTTCTAGAGTTAATACTTCTACGAATCTCTGCTCGTTTTCTTAACCTGTAGATCAAAGAGTCTTCTAGTTCATTGTTCGTGTTTGACATAGAGATACCTTTCTTGTGTTACTTTTTGTGTCATGAGTTCAGGTTGTGTTTTATCTTGACAGTAAGTATAAACAATAACCTCTACTATTCGCCACTTAATGTTAGGATCGTCGTTTTCATGATTCTTGAAAGACTCTTTAGCTTGTTCAAATGTATCAAAGCGTCTTTCATTGTAGATTGTGAACCAGCTTTGTCCATCAGACCATCCGGTGTTTTGTAATTTATAGAACTTTATAATCTTAGAGGGTTCGTTCATGTTCCGTGCCTTTCTGTATAACTATATCCCAGTTGATTTAATTTTAGAATACCATCTTCTCTAGCCTTTATTGCTAAACTCTTAGCTAAAGCGTCACCATATGTTTTTACAGAATAGTAAGCAGATTCTATTTTATCACCAACATGCCATTGTGCTCTCCAATAGCCTGTTTTAAGATAACTTACACCAGTGTGTCCTGAAGTATTCCTAGAATTCTTTTTACTATTTCGAGTATTCTGGGCTATAGTTTTTAAAGCAAGATTTTCAATTTTATTATTTAAAGAATTTCCATCAATGTGATCAATTATGAAACCATCTGGTATTTTTCCGAAGAAAAGTTGCCATATGATTCTATGGACTTTTTCATATAATTTACCATATTTAACCTGAAAATAACCTGAACCATTTGGTGATCCTGCTGCATCTCCTTTATTTGCTCTAAGGATATTATAGTTTTTCCAGCGCGTACTTCTATATTCCATCTGATAAAACTTGGAGAAGTTTCATCATAATAAAATACATCTTTTAAATTAAACATATACACCTCTTTCGGCAGCAAAATGAACAAAATTACTATTGTCATCTCTAGTTCTTTTCATATAAGAACAACTCCAGTAAAGCTGCAGCATATCAAACCAATCTACATCACTGTGTAATACACCGTGACAATCCGTGTACTCAAAAGGTTCTGGATATAAGCGTCTAAACTCATTGATTAATATCTGCAGTACCTCTTGTTCAGTCTTAGCATCTTCAAGAGCTTTAAATGCTTTAGCTGGACCGTACTTTGCTTTAGATAATTTATATCCAAAATAAGTATCAGCCTTATCGCCAGCTAGTGTCTGAAAGGCTAGAAACTTAAGTCCATCTCCTTTGATATCAGTGGCTGGTCCTTTACCAATAACAACCTTCCACAATGAACCAACATCTGGAATAACCTTACCTTTCCAAACCTCTTGCGTAAAATCCAGCACTTCAATACCTTGAGATTGTTGTGCGTCTTTATCTGCAGATACAATGATTGGATAATTACCTTTTGCTAATTCTTCGTAAGCACGTATCGTAATCATATCATCAGTTTCAATACCTTTGACAAGTTGTGCTCCGTGCTTTACTTGCATGTACCGCCTAACGTCTGCAAGTTGCAAAGGCTTTAGTAAGTCCTCTCGATTGTCTTTATAAGGCGTAGGAAGGGCTAGAGAGTGTCTAAACGTCTTTCCTGTACCAATGTATAGCTCAACTTCATCTGCCCACGTAGCCTCTGTTAAACGCTGTATAACGCCTTTTACAGATCGTAAGGCAATCCGAATAGAAGCGGCTGTTTGTACATCTTGAATTTCATAATCTTCAGCTTTAAATTCAATGTTCTTCTCTTTTAGTAAAGCCTTAAGTTCTGTGCGAGTTTTAAATATTTTTTCTCTGTTGGATTTTAAGTGCTTGGCTATGATGGTGCGTTTTTCATTAGCAGCAGCATAACGATACGCTATCAAATCCGCATCAATGATTAGAATTCGCTGTGTCATACTTTTCTCCAACTAAATAAACAAACACTTTTAGATTTTTTGCTCTTGCTTGGCTGATCATATTAGCTGTCCCTTTACTTTCTCCATCCCAAATAGCAATTAATGCATCTGCATATTTTGCCATTTCTGCATTACGAATAGGTCCAGCTCTTCGTCCATGAGTATTCCAATCAGCTGGAAATTCTTTTACATAGATTCCACGTTCATCAGCCCACTGTTTACCCAATAGATCAACACCTCTAGCCATACCACAAACAACTTCTTCGATATTTAAACCGCTTTTCATAATTGCTTTTGTTAAGCTATAGTAATCATTAAAGTCTCTGCTTCCAGCAATAATAACTTTCATAATTCTCCTTAAAAAGAAAACCCGTAAGCTTTCACCTACGGGTTCTATTGATTAGCTACGAGCGGCTTGAATAGCTTCTAGCGTTAACTCTGATTTTTCTACTAACTTCTCTACACCATCTTTCACGATAGCTTTAGCTACAGCACTTAGAACTGAAGGATCAAGTCCTGCAGCTTTTGCTTCATCTTTAATCTCTTTGATTTCTTCACCAAGGGATTGCTCTTGTGTGTAGAGTTTTACCAGTTTTGCGATTGCGTCTTTTGAATTCATATTAATCCTTCTTTAAGTTTAGTTTGTGCATCCATGTGAGATTCATTACAATAACAGCTAACCAGCTATAGAATGTATATGGAATACTCAAGATCGGAAACAATGTATTCAATGACCAGATAGTCGCCAGTGGTCCAAAGATGATAACAAGAATTGCCAGCGTAAGAATAGATACAATCGTAAGAATATCTTTATTTTGTTTTGTCATAATGATCCTTTATAAGTGCGTGTGCTTGTTTGTGATGAGCTGGACAAAGCCATGTAACATCCAATGGTTTAGAGTAATCAGGGTGATGTGCTTCTGGTTTACAGTTGCACTCTGGTACAGCGCAAACAGGCCAAGGAACTAAATGTCCATCCCTTACAGCGTTTCCTACTATAACCTGTGCTTGCCTACGTTCAGGATATTGCTCTAACCACTTAATTCTCTGTAGTTTTGCAGCTTCTTTTCTGATCGTAGTTCTTGCTCTTTCTTTGTCATAACTAAGTACAGTTTCTCTTCCTTTGCCATGCCTATGATCATGAACGTCTTTCTTTGTACAAGATTTGCACTTGTTCAAATGACCATCGCTCATTTTAGGATGTTTATAGAACTCTGATAAACTTAGTAACTGATTACATTTAAAACATTTTTTCATACTGGCTTTCATAAATTCTCAGTGATATTCAACACCACTGAGAATAATTTAACGGGTTTTTCTTGACGAGGTTTGCCCGAGCCTCTCACTTAAAAGGAATATCATCCTCAAAGTCTTCAGCTGCAGGTTTTGCTTTTGCCTTAGCTGCTGGTTTAGCTGCAGGCTTTGGAGCTTCTTTAACAGCTTTAGGAGCATCATCAAACTCATCACCGGGATTGTACTCTGGGCCTTCATCTGGCGTGTACTCTAGCATTTCAGTCACAAGGACGTTCTTCAGATAAAGAGAGCTTGTGCCGTTGTTTCGAGTAAATACATCAATGCTAATCGAGCCGATTGAACCATTACCGGGTAGCTTTGTGTTAGTAACATCAATCAATGTGTTACCGACTTTCTCAAAGACTTTTGGTTTGTACAGATCAGGCACTGGCTTACCAGTTTTACCTAACTCAGTGCTCTTACGTAGAGTAATAACCCATACGTTTTTGCCTGCGCCTTCAGGTGGTGCTGTTTTATAGATAGCTTCAAATTCAGCTGTTTTAACTTTCTTCAATGATACCTTAGCATCAATACCTTTGGCGTACTCTTCAAATGCGTCTACAGTATCTTCATCTGCGATTGCAACAGAAGCCTTCCACTCGTCAGCTTTTGTTGGCTCACCTGCTTTTACATAAGCTTTTACAGGCTTATTGATTGCGACATACAGCAGAGTTCCAGTTAATTTATTCATGATTTCCCTTTCAAGGACTTGGTTACGGACTAAAATGTGCTTGTTAATGCACGACTAAACTAGATTATAACAAAGCTTGTTAGTCAAGTCAAGCTTTATTTGTGTTTCCGTCAAAAGCACAATATCTGTACAACTGCCGGAAATATTATTCATTGATAAACGGTGATTGTCTTTTCCTGAGGTGTTACAAACTTCCAACCTTGGTAGTCAACACCGTAATGTGATGCATACCAACCGCAGAATTTAATAAAGCAATCTTGACCATCTTTACTAAACTTCCATACACACCAGTAATCAGAACCTTGGTCTTCACCACCATAGCCATCTTCAACTTTGTAATTGATCAACTGGTTGTCAAGTGCAGTTTCAATTTCACCATAACAATCACCATATATCATACATTTTAAGGAACGTTTATTTAATTCCTCAAATATGCCCTCTAAAATACTTTTAAGACTCATACAACACCCCTTATTTCTTTTCAAATACAGTGATAGTTTTTTCTACAGCTTGCACTTCGTAGAATTCTTCATAAGTACTTCCCTCATAAGAGGCATACCAACCGTCAAACTTAATGAATACAACTTGCATACCATCAGTAAAAGAATAAACACTCCAGTAATCAGAACCTTGGTCTTCACCGCCGTAATTATCTACGTGTTCAAACTTGATTCCAGCGTTAGCAAGTTCTTGTTTGAATTCTACGATATTATCATCGTCGTAACGACAAGGTTCCTGACCAATCTCTGAGTTAAAGAACTCGCGTTTAATATCTCGATCTGCTGCTACAAGTAGCTGTTCTACCTTGTTATAAATATTTGACATATCTAACATATTACTCCTTTAGTAAAGTTTGTTTAACATTTTCAACTTTTGCAGCATTAAACATATCTAAGACTTCTAGATAATTATCAATTGCGTAAGAACGAAACCAACCTGAACATAGTGTAGTACAAATCTTGTTGACTGATTTGTAAAACGCTAGTTTAGCTGGTGTACTCCAATCAGTAGGTACTAAAAACCTTTCAGTTGAAATAACATAAGCTTCTTCTGCAATGCATCTAAGTTTGTCTGCATGGCTTAGATTGTACCACAGATTTTTATCACACCACGCTAACTTTGAATCTTTTTGTAGTTTTTTATACAAAGGCTCTTCGTGATAAGCAAACAACTCATGCAAGTAATCATGA